TGGCGGAAAAGATGGCATCCCAGCTCAAGTGCTCCAATGCCTGACCCCACCGGAGCCGACCGTCAGCGCCGCTACCGCGACCGTCAGGCCGGCCTGCTGCCCCCTGCAGAGCTACGGCCCTGCACCTGCTGCCCCCGCCAGCACACCGGCACCCACGGTGATCACTGCTGGGAGTGCTGGCGACTGCACACCGACGCGGGGCGTGCCGATCGGGCGGACCGGGTTGCTCGATCCAGGATGCGTAGACGACGGGAGCAGGAAGCGGTAGACTAAGGCGCACCGCAAGCCACCCCCATGTCCGAACTCATCACCCCTGCCGAAGCTCTACACGAGGCCGTTACCGACCTGATTGAGGTGTCGGAATGCAGCCTGTTCGAGGTTGTTGGCGTACTCGAAGTGGTCAAGTCCGAGCTGACCTTGGAATCCCTAGCTGCCGATGAAGATGAATCCGACGACTTCGCGTCCGAGGAAGTTGTCGGCGAGTTTGAAAGCGACGGCGTGGTGGGTGAATGACCGCCCCGGTCGTTACCGCCATTGGTCGCCGGATTCGGCCTGACGGCGTCCGCAAGGTGATCAACGGCCCCAGCGTCAAGGGCACGATCAAGAAGCCGTAGCGGCGCAATACAGCGGAAAGCTCAGTCGGTACCCTCTGGCTGGGCTTTTTTGTGGCACGGAAATACTCCAGGGATAATGCCGGACGGTTTGCCAGCGCCGGCACCGGAGCGACGGCACGCGGGGGACGGCTGCGGACCGCAAGCGGCGGCAAGCGGGCCACGCAGACCAAGAAAATAGCGCGGACGCCTATGGATGGCACCGTAGGAAAAAGCGGCAAGGCTCGCCAGGTCGTTGCATCCCCAAAACCTATCAACGCAAGGAATAATGTCCGACCTTTAAGCAGAGCGAAAAAGTCACCATCAAACAATATCAAGCCATATAATGCAGCTACCACAAAGGCAAAATTTAAGCAGATTGACAGAAGAATAGATACCTCGCTTAAAGATGTCACAAATTCTATTACCAGCTTTAATGATAGAATAAAAAAGGTACAACCTAAGCTTGATAAAGCGCGTCGAAGCTTTGAGCGCAGCAATGCAAAATCAATTATCAATCGATTCTCCAAGGACCCAACCGATCGCCTAATATCTCAAGCTGAAATGGGAACAATCGGCAGCAGATATGGCGCCAAGGCGATTCGGCGTCGCATGGAGCGAGCTACAGCGGCAGCAGAAAAGGGTAGCAAGCCTGCGGCCAGAGCCCGTGTGACCTATGGCAACCAGCTGGCATTTACGGGGCCTGGTAAACCGTCAAGAGGGAAGAACAATCTGCGCCCAGGGCCACGAAACACTGTTGGGGCACCAAAGAAAGGGCGTCGCAACAAGAAAGGTTGACAGGAAAGCTTGGGTAGAATTGGCTGATCGGCATGGCCAGGAAATACTCCAGGGATAACCGTGGCAGGTTTGCCAGTAGTGGCACCGGAGCTACTGCGCGGGGCGGCAGGCTGCGTACCGCAACCGGGAACAAGCGAGCGACGCAGACCAGTCAGATGACGGCAGCGCCTAGGGCTGGCACCGTGGGAAAGGGTGGTAAGGCGAGGGGATCGGCCAAACCTGCCGCTACCGTCAAGCCGACTCAGGCCCCAGGATCCAGAATCAAGGCGCCCAAGGTTGGCGGTGTTTCCCGTGCTCGGTTATCGGGCCAGAAAATGAACGAAGGCGCCGGCAAGCGTGGCAAGGCGCGGCAGCAACGGCAGCAAACGATGGCAATTCAGCGGCAGATGCTTGGCCGCATCAAGCCTGGTAAGAGCGCAGAACCGCTTAGCACTGGGGGGACGCTGGCGGCACGGGCCAGCCTCAGGCGTGCCAGGGCGAAGGCGGGTCCTGGGGCATCACCAGCCCAGCGTGGGGCGGTCACGCGGGCTGGTACTTACCTGAAGGCCAGCAAGGAGCGGAATCGTACGGCGGTGAAAGGTGCGGCATCGAGGGGCACCGTGGCCAAGCCCAAGGGGTTGAAGCAAGGGGCGGTGACGGCGAGGGTGAAGGCGAGGGCTGTAGCAGCTAAGCCGGTGAAGAAGGTTGATACAAGCATGAACGCTGTTAAAGACAGAAGGCAGCGTGCCCTTGCCCCGAAGAACTCAACTTATTTAAGTAACAAGCTGAACGCAAGAAGCGCCGTGGTTCGCAGTGCTGCAAACGCTATCTACAACCGTCAAAGAGCAGTAGGAAAAGCTATAGGACTAAGCCCTGCAGTTGTACGCCGGCCGATTGGTATAATGACCGGTCTTTCAGGAAGTAATCGAAATAGGGCAGAGGCAAATCTGGAAAACGCAAGAAAACGAGTCATAAAAGGTCGAAAGGGTCGCCGCTAACCGATGACCACCCGCATCGTCGGAGTCGTTGACGACTACGCCGCCATCCTTGACCAGTTGGAAGCACGCACGCTGGCCAACACCACCGCCATGCTGCGCACCGCCCTGGATCGCGTGCTAGGTGACATGAAGCGGCACTATGCGGCCTACCTCAACGCCGTGGGCCCCTCCGATCTTGACCCTGAGGGCAATCCCATCAGGGCCCCCGGCGCCTACAGCTCCGCCGAAGCAACCGCCAAGTACCGGGCCATCCTGCGGGACGCTCAGCAGTTCCTGCCGCCAGAAGAGATCGCCGGCTGGCAGCGCCAGTTCACCACCGATCTAGTCGAGGCTCTGGCCATCGGCGGTGAAGCTGCGGCCGCGCTGCAGACGATCGTCACCGGTACCAGCGCCGCCTTCGCCGGGGCCAATCCGTTGGCGATCCGTGCCGCCGTTCAGACCGCTACTGCCTTCATGTCGGGTGAATCCGCACGGTTCCGTGATCAGATCGCGCAAATCGTCGGCGAAGGGGTCGCCCGTGGCTGGGGCCCCAAGCGGCTTGAACGGCAGATCGTTGGGGCGCTAGAGGGCACAACCGACCCCACGGGCAAGACCTCACGGATGGGGCTCCGCCAGCGTGCCGAGGTGATCGCCCGGTCAGAACTGGCCAATGCCTATGTCCGTGGGGCCATTGATCACAACCTGGCCGAGGGCTTCAGCTTTATCCGCTGGGTGGCCGCCACCGATGAGCGCACCTGCCGCTGGTGCCTCAGCCGCCATGGGCGCATCTACCCATCTGATCAGGTGGTCATCCCAGCCCATCCACAATGCCGATGTACGCCGGTCCCGTTGCCGGCTGATGAGGTGCTGGAAGCTGACCCGGTGATTCGTGACACCCTGCTCGATAACGCTTTCTGGCGGGAGGAGCAAGCGGCAGGAGTCAGGGCCCTGGCCAAAGCGGAGGGGATCAGCGAGGAACGGGCCAGGGGGCTGCTGCAGCGTGCCCTGACCGCACCAACAGCCAGCGAGCGATACCTATTCCCCGATCGCACCCGCAGCCTGCAGCCATCGGCGCCGTTGGATGCTCCGGCAGGTGGGCGGACGTTCAGCGAGGTGGTAGGGGAATTGGCGGCTAGGAGGGGTGTTGCTGGGGGGTAATACTTTGCCGCCTTTCGAGCCAATCTTTCATCACAGCCCAACTCACTTCGCATCTGGCTGCCAGTTTTAGAGCAGCAATCAACTGTTCATGCGTCATCTGCGCCACTGGTAACCCCACGGGAATGTCACCCGCAGCGGTCCACAGAACGGTGGCGCCACCTTCGACGGCGTTGATTAGTTCTTCCAACTTGTCCAGAGTTAGCCGTGGTGAGTTGTTGTACATGGGTGATGGTTGACAATGTGGTTGACAAAGCGCGGCTCAGTGGTTGTCAAACCCGATGTGGAGCCACTGGCAAGGCTCAATCGTCAGAGGGGCAGGCCAACGCTCGTGGGTTTCCACTCTCCCACCTTCGGTCATGGTGCCCTTGATCACCTCCCCCGTGTCTGGGTCACAGGCCAGCACGCCAAACAACAAACGCCCGAGGCGGTCGCGGACTATGGCCCCGTTGGGGTACTGCTGGCGGAAGGTGGGGGAGTTGGCGTCAATCATGGGGGATGCCCTTCAAGAGTTCGGCGATACGGATAAGCTGCTTGTCGGTCAACTGCATCAGATCAGGTTGCTCGGCTGCCACGCACTCCGCGTCAGCTTCCAGCGCTGCCACCAGTTCAGCCACCTCCCCCTGCGCTGGCATGGCCACGGGACCATCGTGGCAGCCGCTGAACCCAGGATGCGCCAGGATCGCCTCAGCCAGGGCTGCAGCGCCTAATACAAAGGTGTTGCGATCGCTTTTGAGGTCCACTTCCATGATGATCTCGGCCAGTCGCAGGACATGACCTACGCGGGGAGGGAGCCCAGGCGAGGCCGTGGCAGCAGCCCGAGGATCTGCTCCACCATGCAGCACATCAAGGTGCTGGCTTGGCGTCAGGCCGCCAGAGAAATCGGGGTCATGCAGCTCGGCCAGGTTCACCGTCTGGGCTGCGGGCTGGGCAACCGGAGCACGCCAGCGGGTGATGGCGGAGGTGATCATGTCGCGCAGGATTGAAAGGCTCGTGGCGTCGTCGCTGTCAAGAGGAAACCCAAACTCTTGACACAGCTCGACAACGTCGTCAACGCTCGGCCCTTCTGCGTGGTCTGCGGCTGCGGAAGGGCTGGCCTGGGGCTGCGCATAAAGCGCCATGTCGCAGTCGGGGTGGGGCTCACGCCAGCCACTGAAAGACTGCACCTTCTGGAGGGCAGCGCTGAAGTCATCGGATCGGCACCACGCGACTGGAGTAGCTGGCTGGGGTGCTGGGGTGGGGTTGGTCATTGGAATGGTGGTGGGTGGGGTGGTTGCGGGACGATTTAATACTCTGGATGTAGCATGATCACGCTTTCCTGTCCCATGTAATTGTCCGGAACAAAATCGGGAAAGGCTTGAATGGCGTTAATTGTGTGCCGTTCGTACTTCACGGGCCACCGACGCTGAGTCCATGAGCCTAAGTAGCCACGTCGATAAGCGTTTTCCTTCCAATGCTCAAACCAATTCGCCGGATACTGAACAATAAACGCTTCGAGGGTTTTTCCGAAAAGGAAAGCTGCTAGGCTGTACCGCATTAGATGCCCGCACTCCTCTTCTCTTTTCTGAATTTCAGTTCGATCCATCATCGACAGGTAAAGATCACGCTTATCAATAAATCTGGTAGAGCCAAAATCGTAACGATTTAACGTCAAGGTTTCAAGTCTGAAACCGAGGAACTCAGAGGGGTGTGATGATTGCATTGTACCGAGAAGGCAGAGTAGGTAGTTGGTGGTGATCAGTTGAATCCTTCAATGAACTCGCGCACCTGCCCGCTTGTGGTCAGGTCGCCAAATGCCATCCTGCCCAGGGCAAGCGCAATGCCTGGGTGATCTGCGGTCTTAGGGTGCTTCCTAAGGTCACTGATTATCGAACTCAGCGCCTGCTGCAAATACCCCTGATCCACGTAGGCCAGTGCTCGTTTCTTGCACCATTCAAGGTGCTGTGCGCGTGGTTGCATGGGTTGATCGGTGGTGGTGAATAAAAACGGGAGGGGCACCCCCTCCCTGAATCAGTGCCTTATCGCTAAAGGGAGAGGGAAACTTGCAAAAAAATGGTTGACGCTCATTTGCTCCGATCGCGAATATCTAAAGTTGGTACAGGCAAACCGCCTTCAGTGGGGATGTAGATGGTTTTGTTGCCTTTTTCAGCCCCCTCGGCTAGCTCGGTGATGTAGAGGTACTGGAGGTAGCGGGGATTGTTTTCTAGCGAAGCGCCGATGATCTTGTTTGCTTCGGCGACGCCCTTGGCTCGCTCAATCTCAGCGCTGGCCAGCATTACGGCAGAATCGCGCTTAGCCGTAGCCTCAAGGACCGAAACTCGGCGGGTGGACTCGGCCTCGCGAAGCAATGCTTCGCCGCCCATACCCTTGGTCCAAACGTTATAGACGGGCCAACCAAAAAAGACCAGGGCAAAAGCGCCAATTACGGCAATAGCCGTGACAGACCAAAAAACAACATCATTGTTGCTGCGGGATTGCATGAGTTTTTCCTGCGGTGGTGAATAGGTGCCGGGGCGTCAGCCCCACTCCCATGAGGACCCCGGCCCGCCCATCCTAAGCCATTGCCATTCCCTAAGCCACCCTGGCAAGCTGAGGAAACGCCACGCACCGATGCCATTCGCTACGGCCGCACCGATGCCCCCCGAACTGCGGGCCTTCCTGACCCTTCATGCCACGGTAGGGGCCAGGGATGAAGAGGCTACGCGGCAGGTGCTGCGTGAAGTTGCCGTGGCCATGCCGCCACGCAGCGGCCACAAGGTCGTCGCCATGTTGCAACGA